TGCATGGAGTCGAGGAGTTTCCATACTGTCGTTAGCAAGCAGCTCAGGCAACTCCCTGTGGTCGTAGAATGCTTCCGCGTCCTTCTTCCACAACTCCTCAATTTTTTCTAGATTCATGTAAGACGCTTATCTCTCTGAGTAGATTCTCCAGAGCGTACTTGATATCCCGAATACTGGAATGTAACTGATGCCATAGCATACTCCGTGCCATCTATTGTAGCATTAAATTCCAGTGCTGACAAGCTTGTTGGTATCAAATCAAAGAATACAACGTTAAAATTAGATTTGAAATTACTATTGAGCACAGTCAATGTGCCATCAGCGAATAGATTATCGTCCTTGAAGATTGCTTGCATCTTCTCACGAAATTCTGTACGCTCTCTTACATTGTCTGGTGTGCCTAATGCACGTAACCAGTTATGCATAATCATATAGTTTTCCAAGTCCTCATCAATGAGGAAGGAAAGTGTCAAGGGGTCATACGATGTGAAACCCTCATAGGGTAAGTATCTCAACGGTGTAGACTGCTGCTGAATACTTACATTGATAGCAGGGATGTTTGCTGATTGACAGAAATAGGCAACCTTAGGATACTTTGCAAGTAGAAACTTGAATCCTATAGGTGATAAGAAATTCCTATTCTCTATCTGTTTATTCCAAGATGATGTCATCGTCGTCTTGCCATTCCTTTGGGTAACATAATCCTAGATCTGCATTAAACCAAAAGTCTTCCCAGTCTTCCTCGGAAGCTTCTTCCCAATGCTGCTCATCGGTTTTCTCTTCTGGGTCAAAAGACATATTCTTCAATCATATCCAGTACAGTATTTAGGACTTCATGTGCCCCATCATGCCAGTCACCATTTTTCTCGTGCCAGCGTCCGTTATATAACTCATTCTTCATTTTCAAAACTCGGTGCTTCATGTCTAGTTTAGTCATCTGGGATTTACCAGGCATACATACTCCCTCATTATAAGTCTATTTACAAAAAATGGGGACCGAAGTCCCCACTGAAAGGTAAGTATGTTGTGGTTTTCTTACATAAGTATCTCCTTGCAAATACGTTTGCAACTTGACTGGGTACCTACGCAGTCTATTAGACACTCATAATAATCGTTTTCACGCTCCGAGTCTATTGAGTCAACTGTATCTTCAAAGTGTCTCCACTCGTCTAATTGATTACGTGAGATTAGATTATGCATGATAAACTTCTCCAATGAATGCCCGAATGATATAAGTTTTTTACGCTTTCATTTCATCGCACTAACCTCAATCCTACTACTACTTATAATTGTTTTGGTATCGTAATATACTTTTATTACTTTGTTACACCAACGTTACATAAAGACAAAAAAATACACCCTAGAAGGGTGTGGGAGGAGGGATTACATTTTACCCTCATGATATGGGAATCGCTAGTGCGAAATTTTGGGCATACCAACAATGATTCCTTTGGTCAAGGTTCTGCTATTCCTAGCAGCGAGCACCACCTCTAATCATTTACATTACCCCGCCAAATTCCAACAGGGTTATTCAGTCACTCCCGTGTTAACCTCGTCAGGTCAACAAATATATTATAGCATAAAAAAGAGGGGCGTCAAGCCCCTCTGAAAAATGTAAAATTGTGTGAGCAAATCACATAAGGTTAGCGACCTTAACACGTCTGTAGTAACGGTTAGCGTTAGCAGTAAGTGCGCCCTGACCCTGAGTAAGACCCTCAGCGAATGGGTTAGCAACCATACCGTAACGAGTCTTGAACCCGATTTTTGGTTGGAAGGTGTCCTGACCAACGGCTCTGACCATTTGGAGAGGCACGTAAGGGCAGTAGAAGAGACCTGCATCATATGCAGAGCTACCTTTGTATCCAGCAACGTAGAAGTGAGCGTCACTAACGTTTGCAGAATATGGGTCAACGTAAACCTTGATTCTACCGTTAAGAGTACCAGCAAGAGTGCTGCTGTTATCGTCAGGAAGAAGGTTGCTGTTGCCAGAGAGAGCAGGAGTGTAGTCAAGCACGCCAGCCATAGACAGAGCAGATGCCACATCAGCAGAGCAGATGAGGATGTTGCCCTTCCCTCTACGAGTCTCATGCCCGATAGCATTCATGTCTCTTTCGATTTGGAAGAGAAGACCCTTGAATTTCTCAACAGACCATCTACCGTTGGAGTCAACGTCGAGGTCGAATGTGCCTGCAGTAGCAGTGTTGTTTTGAGCACCAGGTCTAGCAATCTTGTAAACAGTTCTAACGACTTCCCTGTTGATTTCAGCAAGGACTTCAGTAGAAAGGATGTTTGCAAGCTCAGACTCAGCGTCCAATCCATGCACAGCCTTAAGGTCTTGAGCAAGCTCCAAGCTGTATTCAGCTTTAAGTGCTCTGGACTTAGCAGTAACAGTAACCTTCTCAATCGAGAATCCCATCTCGTTGAAGTGGTTGTTAGCTGCGTCGCCAAGTGCCTCAGACTGAGCAGTAGTCATACCTTGACCACCGATGGTGTAGTTACCAGCAGCGTCAGCAAGCAGACCAGGGTTGCTACCTGTTTGGGTGTTAGAGGCAAGACCGTTTGCGCTATTCTCAGAAGAATGCTCAGTGTCAACTTCGTTGAAGAATGTCTCAACGCCGCTGTTAGCGATGTCTCTGTTTGTACCCTTAGTGGAGCGCATTGCGAAGATAAGTCCAGTAGGACCAGTCATAGGCTGCACACCACAGATGTCATAAGCGATAAGCTTAGGCATCGAGCGTCTAATCAGACTGATAAGCACAGGGTCGAAACCAGCAACAGGACCTGTTGCAGTGCTGCTTCCGCTGTAACCAGTACCACCAAGGCTGTTGGTAGGTGCTGCTTCAGTCAGTACGCCACGCTCTTGAGCGTTAAATTGTTCTTGGTTTTCCAGAAGAATGGAGGTAACCGCCTTTCTGTAGGTATCCTTAATAGGATCGAGCTCATTATGCTCAAGAATGGGGTTCCACTTCTCCTGAAGAGCTTCTGCGTTAAACATGATAGTTTTTCTCTTAGGGTTTAGTGAGGATTATTTGCCGCTCCAGCGGGAAATTGCTGCTGCATATGCAGACATTGCAGCACCCGTTGGTGCATTTTCTACTTCAACATCTTCCGAAACTGTAGTAGCTTCAGGTTTTGTAGAGAAGTATGATTCACGGAGAGTAGAAACTTTCTCGCGGAAAGATTCTTCATCATTAAACTCAACAGCTTCTGCCAAAGATACGAGTTTCTCACGCTGAGCAAGACTCAGACCTTCGGAGATTTCTGTCACAATCCCATTCTTGATATAATTTCCGACGCGCTTCTGGAGCTCGACGTTTTCTTCAATAGACTCGTTGAGTTTCGATTCCATGTTTTCAAGTTGACCTTGGAGTGTATCCACAACGTCAACTTTCTCGTCGGGAAGATCGATGAAATTCTCGACGAAAACTTGTTTGATTCCATCCAAGACAGATGTAGCCATCTCTTGCTTAATGCCAGATTCAACAGCGAGAGTATTCTTCTCCATCCACTGTGTTACTGCATAAGTAAGATACTCATCAACCTTCTCTGCAAGGTCTGTCTTAACGGTATCAATTTCTTCTTCAAGGACCTTTGCGTAGTCTTCATGCATACGCTTGAGTTCCTCGTTTAGGCGGGAAACAACTGCAGCTTCAAAGATTGTCTTTGCTTTCTCTTTGAATTCTTCAGAAAGGTCTTCGCCTTCTGTAAGAGCCTGCACGTCAGCAGAGAGGTCAACTTCAATGACTTCTTCTTCGACGGGTTCCTCAGCAATCACTTCGCCTTCTGGCTCATGACCTGCCTTCACATCACCTTTGTCACTGAATTCTGCTTTAGAACCAGAGGCATCAGAAGGTTTTGTAGTAGGGGCAGCGGCATTACCACCAGCGATAGTCTTGTATTTGTTACTATCGTCATCAGGCTTGCTGTTCTGAGGTGTAGGACCACCAAGGTCTTGCACGCCAGCGAGACTAGAGCCGTCGGCACCCAGCTTGGGCATAGGCTCAGCAGGTTTCGCGCCAGCGGTTACACTTGATTCATCCAGAGTTGTTTCAATCTCTTGTGACATTTTAGTCTCCAACAATTTTACGATTTGCTATAGTTATTTATAGATTAGAAAGTTTCAAAAAGACTCTTAAACGCGGAAAGCTTCCTGTCTTCCAGTTGATTTCGCGCAGCGTTGTCGATTCTCTTCTTAATTTCTTCTATTTTTTGCTCGTGGATAGCACCACCAGCATAAACCCACTCCTTACCTTCCATGATTCCATTCACAAAAGCGTCTGGAGCAGAGGGGTCTGCAACAATATCTGCTGCAGTTGCAAGCATAAAGTCATCCGCGACAACTTTAATGCCATTTGATTCCTTAATGGAGCCTAAACCACGGGATGATACACCGAGTTTTACACCTTCATCAAGAAGAGACTTGGCGATATTCCCCATAGGAGTATCGAGAAGTCTTGCCTTACCTACAAAGTTGTTACCCTCTTGCTTCAAAGAAGTAATGAGGTGAGACACGCGGTCAAGGTTAATAGTAGGACCATCGGGATGACCCAATTCACCAAGTGCGCGACCCTTACCAATGTAAGATTCATTGTATTTAGCAACTTCACGACTCAAAGTCTCTACAGGATACATCCGACCGTTACGGTTTTTGATTGCACCTTGAAGAAACACACCCTCAATGAAGTGTGACTTCTTGCCATTTTTGCCTTCGGTAATAACTACCTTAGCGGATTCAATCTCTTCCCTGATCAGTTTCATCTGTGGTTTCCTCTGTGTCTGTAGAAGCTTCTACCTCAGGAGTCTCCTCCTCAGGAGTTTCAGTTGAAGTATTGAAGATGGATTTTCCAACTTCAACTTTCTGTGCGTCAATAGCCTTCAATGCTGCGTCACTCATCCCTTGAGCAACATAATCACTCAGGTCTTTTTGTCCAGCAAAAAGTGCATTAACGATGTCCATCGCGGCGTCAGTAGGCATAATTATAATGTTAAGTAATAACTATTTAGATATTTCCCTTTTTATAATCCGCGTCGTCAATTCCTTGCTCCGCAGGATCTGGTTCGGGTGGTTGTAAAGACATCTCCATTTGGGCAGCTTCCATGGTTGGCATTGTCATTGGGTCCATGCACTTCCCGTCAGCGATTTCTTTCTCCATTTGTTTTGTCATCTCATTATATAGCGCATCAGGTTGCTTAAGTACCTGACGACGGAGATATTCAAGGGAGAAGTATCTACCAGCGAAGGGGTCCATTTGCTGCAGAAGCGCAAGTCTTGCATTAAGAATCTCTTGCTCCTTCAGCTCACTGAAGTAGTTATCCGCAATGAAATCATATTGGATATGCTCACGCATATCATCCCACTCCTCAAGTGTACAAACACCTTTGAGGACCAGTTGGGTCTTCATCAAGTCATTGAAAAGGTCGGAAAACTTCTTACGAAGTCTTACAACAAACTTCTGGAATTTAACTTCGTCGCGTGTAATCTCTGCGCTTCTTCCTACATTAAATGTATTGTCCGATTCCAGTCTGGATTCAGGTACGTTGAGTGCGCGATAAAGTTTCTTCTGGAAGTATTTTACGTCCTCAAGCTCTCCAAGATTTTGTCCACCTGGCAGCGTAGAGATCTCAGTGCCTCTTCCACCTTCACGTCTTGGGAGCCAGAAGTCTTCGAGCATCGACATGAATTTTTTGTCGTCTCGGATTTCCCCTGTGTCTGCATTGTATACTAGCTTGTTTCTATAGCGAGACATTACCTCACGGAGGTATTGCTCAGCCTTTTGTTTGGGTAGATTACCCACATCGATGTAGAAAATTCTACGCTCGGGTGCGCGGGACAATCTATAGATGACCAAGGAATCCTCAATCATTCTCAGCTGATTGAGTGCCTTGATTGCTTTATGTAGGTGTGACAGCACATAGTTGCGCTGCATATCAAGTTGACCTGAGTGGCAGAAGCAAATAGCATCAGGTGCAATCTTGATACCATTGTTTTCGTATCCGCGCAGTCCTTTTGGACTGTAAATATAATACTCTACATTCTTAGGAATCAAAGCGTTGACTTGTGGGTCAACAGGTGACACCCTATCCTTAGGTTTGTCAAACTCGACAACCTTTTTAATTTTACGTGGGTCGATATATCTCAGCTCAGTAATCCCTTCCTTAGGATTATCTGGATTAATCATCTTATGGTAGAAGAGGCGACCATCGATATACCATCTACGGAAAATATCATACGCTTTCTGGTCAAAGTTGAGAAGGCTCAATACATTCTCAAACTCTTCTCTAATTCTATTCTTGACATTCTGCGAGACATTGAGATTAGACAGCTCAATATCTACGGGGTGATCGTCAAGGTCCCCTGCTATTGCCTCATTGACAATATCATTAATTGCTGCATCCGCTTCTGGATGCAAAGACATTTCTCTATATCTTCCGATAAGGTCAATATCGCTTGCTTTGTTGGCGCTATCACCAAGGTCAACATATTGACCAAAGTAACCGCCTGCCGCTATTGGTTGTGCGGCATCTTCACTATCTTTATGCACGAAAGAAGGACCCTTTTCAGAGCCCTTCTTCTTGCGCTCAAGCGAATAACCAAATAGTTGTGACATTCGTCAACCCGCTACATTATCAATTATTTATACGACTGAAAATTAACTGTCGGCGGCGTTACCAGCGTTAACGTCAGTTGCGTATGTCCAGTACTGAACTTGGAATTCAACAGTATACTCTTCAGGAGTATCGTTGCTATCCCATGCGAGGTCAATCGCAGAGATGTTAGAAGGCCAGATACCTACGAATCTGTAGGAGCGGACAACTCCACCTTGTCTATCATACTGTCTAACAAGTGCGTCAGACTGGTATTCAGCGATAGTCTTAGGAGTTTGAAGGTTTTGCTGAAGTGCTTGGATTTTAGTAGACCACTCTTCGAACTTAGAGCGCAGTGCAAATCCTTTGTCGTTAAGGACAGTAACTGTCCAAGGCTCAAAGGTTCTGTCACCAGCAATCTTAAGAGTCCTACCTCTGTAAGGGACATCAATCACACCCACTGTAGAAGCAGGAATGTTTGCTGCCTTCACAAGGAAGGAAGAAAGTGAAGCGGAGGATGCGCCACTACCAGCGGTAGAACCACCTGCTCCTTCTTGCTCACGCTCTTCAACGGTGCCAGGTGTAGCACCCGTTGCTGGACTGCCCTCGTCTACGAGGGAAGGAAACCCGATTTCCACCTGAAACAGGTTAGGGCGGGCAAGGTCCCCGATTCTATTCCTGAAGTCTAGAATCGGAGCGTTTACCTGCTTACCTTCTGTTTGTCCTGGATATTGGGTTTGGTCAAAGCTAGATTTCTTTGCCATTGTTGGAATCTCCTGTTAAAAATTGATAAAGCGGGGTTTACGATACGAGCTCGTTGAAACTTGCACCAGTTCTTGTCGCTGTGAAGGTCAAGGTGATGAAGTTGATAGAGCGAGTTGGTTTCACAAAGATTTCTGCGTAGAACTCTCCACGGTCAATCGCTTCTGCAGGGTTGTTGGTGCCGTCGCAAACTACGAGGTAGTCAACAATTCCTCTTCTGGATTGGACAGAGCGGAGGTAAGGCTCAACGATGTTCTTGAATTGTTGGCGAGTAAACTCGTCATTCAACTCGAAGAGTTGAGTCTTAGCAGCGTCGCTGATTGCTTCTTCGATAACGAGGAAGAGTCTGCGGACGTTGATTCTATCGAATGCGGACTGATAACCCAGTGCAGTCTTATCACCGAAGAGGACGATGCCTTCGCCAGGGAAAGAAACGATTGGGTTGATGCGTGCAGCATACAGTCTATCTCTGTGGTCCTTCAGTGGAGAATAAGCAAGCTTGATAGCGTTGCGAAGTTGTCCTCTGTTGAATCCAGCAGGAGAGAACCAAGGCTCTTGGTTAAGAGTTGTGCTCAAGACAAGACCTGCCATGTCACCGTTGCAAGGGAGGTAACGATAAACGTCGTTATACTTGTCGTAGAGATACTTATAGTTGTTATCGAATACGGCGTAAGATGTGCTAGACAACTGGTTAAAGAAGTCGATAGTCCTTTGGACAACATCGGAAGTCTTAGGTTGACCAATCACGTCACCTCTGAAAGGTGAGATGAATGCCATGCAATCCTTACGGCTAGCGGCGATAGAGATGATGTGCTGTGCCTTAGCAATAGAATCGCTAAGAGTTGTCATCGAAGGACCCATCAACAGATAGTCAACATCGATTGTTTCCGCGTCATCGAAGAGTGTGTATCCACCCAAGATGTCAGGACGAGAAACAGAGTAACCATCAACACCACCCTGAAGTGCATAGCGGATAGATGCGGTGCCCTTAGTACCAACAAGTGCCTTAGATGCAGGGTTGCTGTTAGTTGGGTCATCCAAGTCCATCAATGCATTGTCAGACTTGATGAGGTCAAACTCTTTGTTAACACCACTGAGACCGAAAGCGCCAGAAGCATTAGCATCTTTGTCATAAAGATTGCCAGTTTCGTGACTACCCCAGAGGATGTAAGAAGAGCGAGCCTTGATTACATCTTTATAATAGATGTTGTCACCTTGAGGTGAGCGAGCATCCATTGCCTTAGACACATTGAGGTGCTTCTCAAGAAGAGCGCCAGGTGTGCCAGTCAATTTGCCATCGCCATCAAGGATGAGGATGTGCATGAGGTCGTTATGTCCACCTCTGTCTTCCACCCATGCGGAAGTAGTAGGACGAGGAGCAATGTTAATCCAACGCTGGTTAAGACCGTAGACTCTAGTCTCGTAGTCAGATTCAACGTTAGCGATAGAGATTGTCGCAGAGTTTGCATCTACAACAGTCTGGTTTGCTTGGAATTCAGGAGAGAGTCTGTTAAGAGCAACACGGAGTTGTCTAGAGATAGACTCAACAGTGCCAGAATCGCCAGTTGCGCTACCAGGAGAGTTGCTGTTGTTTGCCAACTCAGAAATGGTATCGCCAATTTCCAACACGTCAGCAGATGTGTCGTCAACTGTGATTTCCAACTGTCTGGTTACAGCATCGTAAGCAACGATTCTACCAGTAACACCACCACTAACAGCAGTGACGTAGTTGTCAGTCTCGAAACTACCAACCAGAGTTGCATTCTCTTCAAGAGTAACGATTACAGTGTAGGAATAAACCTTACCGTAGATGTTAGCAGCAGAGTAAGAAACTTCAGCACCCTGCACAAAGTCCCACTCAGTAGAAGGAGGTTGTGCGAGATACAATACTTGGTCTGCACCAGCATCAGTCATTACCACACGGATGGAGTTGCCGTGGTCACCAGCAGAGCGACCAGCCCACTTCCAGTTGTTAGCAGCATTCTCTACGCTGCTCTCATACTCAGTGATAGACTTAATAAGAGGAGCAGTAACACCAGTTGCTGTCTTCTCGTTGATAGTTGTCTTATCAGAAGTAACAGTGGTGAGTGTAACAGTAGATCCATCAGTGTGAGCAGCTGCGGTTGACCCTAGGACACCACGCTCAACAGTGAGGTTGTTACCAGAAACACCAGAGATTCTTAGATACTCGTCGTCAATTCTGATGTAGCTGTTTGTGCCACCAGCAAGTGCTGTTGCAGAAGTAACTGTAAGAGTTGTGTCCGAATCAGTGAAGGTGCTACCTTCGTTGATGGTTGAAGATGTGCCTGCAGGCTCAATCAATGTGATAGGAGCAGATGCAGCGTGAGATGCAGCAGATGTTGCAAGTTGTCCACGGTTAACCACCACGTCAAGACCAGATACACTCTGGACGACCATCAATTCAGCATCAATCAGGAGGACATCATTTACATCAAAGTCAGTTGCTGCCTGCACTGTAAGTGTAGTGTCAGATGCACTGAAACTTGTGACTGTAAATTGAGCGGAGTCAATCGAGTTTTTAAGTGCGTCATTCATTGCACGCACGATTCTCAATGTACCTCCATAAAGAAGGAATTGAGCTGCAGTAAACCAATACTCATAGTTGAGCTCATTGGGTCTGCCAAAAATACCGAGAAGTTCCTTCTCGCTGGTGACTGTTGTTACTTCTTCTACGGGACCTTTTTCAAATGCGCCGACGATGCCAGCAACATTATCTACCGTTGCGTTTACAACGTTGGTCAGATCCCTTTCTAGTACAACAACCCCTGGGGAAAGCTGTGTAGATGCCATCTGTTAAATCTCCTGAAAGTTTCCAATTCGGATGCTGCAATTATTTATTGTTTTGATGTTTTCAGGAGGGGAAGCGGGACGTGAATTACCAATCAGGGTAGTCACCCCAAGGAGTCTTACGTTTCTTATTTCTTTTTACTCTCCACTTAGTGCATGATTTGCATTCATATGCATATGCAGAAGGATTTGCACCTCTATCTTTTCTTGTTTTATAAAAATCATCTCGAAGATTTTTTGTCTGACCACAAATACGACACTTCCTTTCTGCAAAAAGAAAATTGTCTAGCTCAAAATCTTCTTCGAGATTCATGGGTTTCCTTTATAATCACTAAACTTCAGTTTCATCACTTCTTCTTTT